GTTCCTCCTTGCATCACAGAAATTCTTTTCTTAGATTCGTTCAATACCTGAAAGACGACATTGGTGGTTACTTCCATAGAAATAAATTAAAATTTTTGGTTTGCTCAAGTCAAAGCTAATACTTTTCGTTTTATAGGAAGGTAGGGGTATCAATCAGTAAAGTCCCTTATATGAATCAAAAAACACCATATTTGACTCATATATGACTTTTTAATGATTGATATAAGTCAAAAAGTCAAGTTATTGGTTTACTTTTTTTATTATTTTAGTAGTAATACTACCAAATGTAACCAAATTGGTAACAAATTCTAGAATCTAGAACTTAACAACTAAAGTTGTCTAATAAGGCAACTTAACATAAAGGGCATTTAGAAGCGATTTAAGACACTCTATGTCATTTTGGATGATAGTACTACTCTATGGTATAAAGTGTCTGTATAAGCCTTAAAATGGCATTTACGACCTATTCTTCGTATTCTCCAGCTTCGTTCTCTAATTCTACCTCTTTGTCATACTCGTAAAGCGGTATATCTTGGATATTAGCAGCTTCAGTAGCAGGAACTACAAAACCACTATCCTCAATAAGTGCATTCTCATCACCATCTAGCTTAGGAACATCCTCAACGTGGTTGGCCTTTAAGACATTCACAGTAATCTGCTTTACAACATCACCTTCGTGAGCTACCTCTTGTCTTTCGATGTATCCTCTACGCTTACCTTTTGTCTTTAGTAAGAACATTGTAGCTAACGTATCACCCTTAGCAATACGTTCCATCAGTTTATGTTCCCCAAAGTCCAACATTATCTCTTCAGGTTCTATTTCAGCTAGTTTCCTAGCAAACTCAGGATCATTCTTAACCCATACGTTATACGATGACCTAGATACCCCAGCTGATTCACAAGAGATGGTTATGTTACCGAAGTTCTCCTTGTAAGCTATGATAAAAGCTTCTTTAGTGATGTCTTTAAATTCTGCATTCATAATTATATTGGTTTTGGCATATTACTTCGTAATTTAAACTCTGCATTCATATTATTGGTTTTTATAATGTGTTATATAGAAAAATAAAAAAAATCAAATGTCAAAAATGGTTAAGTCTTTGTTTTATATCAGAATAATGAAGGGCCCAAGGCATACGATTGTTTTTTGGCACGAAAAAATAGGGTAGGGGGTCAAGAGGGTAGGGGACTTTAGCGTTGCAACATCGAATATCCTCTTTTGCCTTACCCATTTAACATAATATAAATTATAAGACTTCTCTCCTCTCCTATTCTTAGCCTATCCAATGGCAAAAGTAATGTATTTATACTTCATTGATAGTTTACGCAAGCTGATGGCAAAAGTAAAAACCTAGCATTAATACTTATATTCAATTTACTTTACTATACACTAATATAATAGTTAATATAGCATATAGTATATAATATATAATATAGTATATATTGATTAAGTGTATATATTCCCTATATACTATACTAATAATTATATACAGATATTTTAATATTTTTTTACTTTTTTGCACTTTGTATTGAATTATGTAGTAATATTACAGCGCCATATAAAACCAATGGCACACACATTATGGAAAGTTTATATCTGTTATTTGCGCTTCAGTTAGTCTTATTTGCCTTCTTTGTTTCTTATGTAGGCAAATTATTTATTCACCTTTTAATTGATTCAAGATGCAAGTAATTAGCCTAGGTGAATTGATATTAGTAAGTCTTATTAGTATCATTCTTTACACATTCATTCTCACTTTTATTCAATCATTTAAAAAGAAGTAAAATGGAAAACACATTAACACACACAAAGACATTTAAGGAATTACGAATCATTGTTCAAGTATTACGCGAGTCAGTTCAAGAAAACTATTTGCGCGAAAACTACAAGGAACTATGCAAGGGCAATAATTACGAAGATATTGTCACTACAGATTCACGAAGTATGAAGATTGACGGCAATTACTATTCATACTATGCTATGCGTGAAGATTGCGTAATGATTGACGACGAATACTATCACTCAATAGAAGATGAAGACGAATACACATTCGACGAAAAAGACGAATGTTATATTTTGTCAGGTGACGCAATAGAAGTGCAAGACAGAAGGCATACATTTTATACTCATTACGAAAATTGCAATAGCCGTAATGATATTTATAGTTGTGGTGACGATTATTACACAATGGCATATATCGAATATTCCGACGAATTAGTATTCGATTGCGACGGCGACTTAAACTTTCGCGACGACTTATATTATTGGGAATCCGACGGCGAATATCACCACGAAGCGGAAGACGAAGACGAAGACGAAAGGAGCGAAGGCCCTAATATTTCATTGATTCGCAATTATTCATATAAGCCGACGACAGAATTTATCTCAATGCCTTATGACGCAAAAGAAGTGCCGTTTTTTGGCTTAGAATTAGAAGTCGAAAGAATGGATAAGAGCGAAACAAGTCGCGGAGATATGGCAAAGAAGATTGAGAATAAAGCGTGGTATTTTAAGAATGACGGAAGTTTAAATAACGGCTTCGAAATAGTCACGCACCCATTAACATTCTCATATATCAAACATAGCGCAAAAGACTTTGAAAGTGCCTTGAATGAACTTTCTTGCAACGCTTATAATAGTTATAATGCGAATACTTGTGGAATGCACATTCACATAAGTAAAAAAGCATTCGGCACTTGGCAATTATATAAGTTTATGAAGTTCTTTGCCGAAAATGTGCCTTTTATAGTCGCAATTAGCCAACGCAAAATGGATAAGCTAGTTCAATGGGCGAATATCGAAGACAACGACGATAATACATTAATGTATAAAGCGAAGAAAAAAGAAGGTAATTCGGCGCGTTATGTGGCTATTAATTTACAAAATTATTCCACTATAGAAGTGCGCATATTTCGTGGCACTTTGAACTTTAATTCATTTATGAAGAATATCGAATTTATACACGCGCTTTATATGTTCACAAAAGAATGTAAAATAATTACTCTCGATTCATTCAAGGAATATATAAGTAATTCGTGCGAATATTCTAACTTAAAAAAATTCATTAAACTAAAAAATTTATAAATTATGTGTATTATAGCTATACAGCCGAAAGGCACAAAGATTAAGGAATCTACATTATTAAATTGTTGGAATAGCAATGGCCATGGCGCGGGAATTATGTATGCGAATAAAGGCGAAGTAATTGTAAAAAAGGAATTAACAGATTTCGCGAAGTTTATGGAACTAAAAAGAGAAGCCGACAAATTCAATACTAATATTGTTATTCACTTTAGAATTGCCACTAGTGGTGGCGTAAATTATGAGAATTGCCACCCATTCAAGGTTAACGAAGACATTTTCTTTTGCCATAATGGAATATTGGATATTGAAGTGCCAATTTATTCAAAGATTAACGACACGCAAATTTATAATAACACATTCTTAAAGGGCTTGCCTTCTAATTTTGTGCGTAATGAATCGTTAATGCAATTAATTGAATTTTCAATAGGCGCAAATAACAAATTTGTCTTTTTAGATAGTTACGGCGACTTTTATATAATTAACGAAAATGCAGGTAATTGGCATAAGGGCGCGTGGTATTCTAACAAGTCATATCTTGGCGCATCTTCTTATTATGCGAAGCCGTATTCAAGTAAAACGATTAACGAATACGAAGACGACGACGAGTACAACGCGATACCTTGCGAATGTTGTGGCGAAGTAACTGAATTAGAAAAAATTGAATACGACGATTTCTACGATATTTATTTGTGTCAAAATTGCCATAAATACGAATCGTACGAATATTCTGTAAAATAATTGTGTGTTGAATGTGTGCGCGCATCTGTAATGGGTGCGCGTTTTTTTATCTAATAACCAAATAAAAAAAATATGAATTTTAGAATTAGTAGCTATCAATTAAACGAGCATAGAAATGAGCTAGTTTTATATGTTAACGATGCCATTTTTTGCACTATTTGTTGCAATGATAAAGGCAATCAAATTACAGAGAACGAAATCGAAGATATTATTTCGGATATAGAATGGGAACAAAATAAAGATAACTCTCAAGCGTGGCGCGAATATTTATCAAAATAAGACGAAATAAGGCACGAAAAAAAATAATTGATACAAGGACACATAAAATAAAATAAAGGGCCGTAATAAGCCTAAAAAGTACCTTAAAATTGATTCATATGTGAATGTAAGTATGGTATATAAAATATATCAAAGTTTAAACATTAATGTTAAGCCATTAGTTGTATATGCAACCATTGAAACAAAATTTCAATGGCCCAAAAACCTGCCAAAAACCCTATGCAAAAACTCCCCAAAAACCCCTCGGCAAAAACCTGCCAAAAATTCCATTGGGCCAAAAATCTTGTGCGGAGAATCGCCGTACCAAAAATCTTTTATGATTTCCTTAACAAAAAACCTACTAAAAATCCTTAACAATAACAAAAACCCCTTAACTTCGTCAAACAAAACAAAAAACCCATTTATGTCATTTGAATTAATCACCGTCAAATATGATTGCAGATGCAGTCTAACTGGCAAAAACTTTTATCCTGGCGACCAGGTTTATTACAACTACCAAGCAAAAACTTTCCTTGATCCTGTGTATTATGAGAATATGCAGAGCCAAATAAATTCAAGTGGAGTTCAATCTTATTTCCAAAGGCACCAAAAACTTAATAAAGTAACCCAAAAACCCTAATAATATGTCTAAATTCGAGTTTATCACAGAAACTAATACTATCACAGGTGGTGTAAGATACTATACCGAAAAAGATGGTTATTATGTAGATAGTTCTATTAGTACTGACAAAGATAGTGCCTACGAAAAGTTTATTAAAGCTGCTAGTGGAGTATCTTTAAAGCCTACTAAAGAGGTAACTGAAACTATTTACTCCATAATTGAATAAGTATGCACCCTACACCAGCCCATCTAAAACAAAAAGGCCTTAAGGATTATTTTATGATAACCATAGATGGCCAAAGGCTTAAAAAAGATTACATCTATCGTGGTATGTTTATCCATTGGGACTCCAAAAAACCCCTAGATAAGTTCTACTATTGGAGAGGTGATTATTTTACATCGATTGAAGGAGCTATGCGTAGCATAGACAGACATTACAAATTATATAAAAAAATAAAAGATGCTAATTAGAGATTATCGTGCCTTGCTAAAGTATGGCGATATAAAAAAGATTTGTGAGATTACAGGGTACACACCTTATAAGATTCGCACTAGGTTGGCTAAGGCTGACGAAGAGATGATTGAGATTGTAGAAGCTTTCTATCGCAAGAAGATAGAAGAATTAAAAAACCAAATATATGATTTCACCGAATAAAATACACTACTACGCTATGCCAGGAATATTAAACTTTGAAGAACCTGATAGAGAATTACTAATTCAGTTCGTATGTAAGGAGATGAATGTAAGGTACAAAGATGCCTTGTCTAAAGATAGATCACGCATTCTAGTTCTTACTAGGAATATGTGCTATGCCATTCTTAAGACTTATGTAGGGGCCACAGTAGCCTCAATAGGCAGGTTATTTTTTCGTGACCATACAACTGTCCTACACGGATTGCGTATGCACCAACAAGACCTAAAGACTAATGACATCTACCAGGAGCAATTTGATGAGATTAGATTCTTACTTAAACTTAATTTACCAACCAAAAAACACATAAAGTATGCTAAGTCAATTCGCACTATGGGATGATTCTGAAAAGCGATTATTCATCGCTAAGATTATCCACCAAATCAATTATTCACAAGCCAATCTTGAGTTAATGGAATCTATCTTGTCTATATGGCAAAAGTATCCTACAAGAGAAGCTTATTATTATCAAGAAACACAACCAAAAAATCTAAACTATGGAACTACAAACAACTAGTCCTTCGTATGAGTTAATCAACAAGGACTCAATGCTTAAACTAAGCACAGAGTTATCTAAGCTTATCAAAGAGAAAGGCTTATCGTCTAACATTCAAGGTAAACAATTCGTTAATGTGGAAGGATGGCAATTTGCTGGAGCTTCATTAGGATTAATGCCAATTATTACATCTACTCAAGACTTATCCAATGAAACTGCTATTAAATATATGGCGACTTGTGAGGTACGCAATATTACTACAGGTCAGCTCGTTGCTACAGGCATTGCCTTATGCTCGAATGCCGAAAAAACTAAGAGATACTTTGATGAATATGCTATTTTATCTATGGCACAGACAAGGGCGATTGGCAAGGCTTATAGGAACTTACTTGCTTGGCTAATGAAAGCAGCAGGATTTGAAGCTACACCTGCTGAAGAGATGGATTTTGCAAAAGAGGAGCCCAAAAAACCTGTTGTGCAAGAGGTAGAAGTAGAAGAGATAGCAGAAGTAGAAGTTGATAGAGTAGAATTAATTAAACAAATTACTGACTGCACAAAAAATAAGGAGCTAGTAGATTTATATTATGGATACAAGCAATACATAGATGGCGACCAAGCTTTACTAATGTTGCTTAAGTCTAAAAAAGAATCATTCACATCTAAAACAAAAAAATAATGAGTACAGAAATATTTTTACCTAAGGTAGAATTATCTACCTATGAACCAAGTAAGTTTAACAATGACTTAATCAAGACAACTATTGTAGAGCACTTTAAAGAGACAGGCGATAGTGCATTAGAAACTTTAGTGCGTATGGATGCTATTGCACAATTATTTGATGGTGTTCGTAGTGAGCTTAGAGAAATAGTAGTAGATGAATTAGCAAAGTATCCTGGTGGTAAGGCCGATGTCTTAGGTAGCGAGGTTACTAAGATTGAATCAGGAGTAAAGTACATCTATGACCAAGATTATTCTTGGACTAAACTTAATAACGAAGTAGAGTCACTTAAGTATGCTCTTAAAGAAAGGGAGAAGATGCTAAGGACTATTAATACTCCTATGGTTGATCCTGAAACAGGGGAGATGGTACACCCAGCTCCTAGAGTATCTACTACAACATTTAAAATATCCTTAAAGAAATAATATGAAAGAAACATTAGGGATGTTAAAATTTTTCTTTATTGCAGTACCAGTTTTTATTGTTGTCTATTGCTCTGCAATGGGAGTAATAGAAGTAAAAGAATATTTAAGAAAATGATATTTCAATTAAAAAATACAATAGATGTTCACACTCCTCTTGGGTACGGAAAAGCAATCGCCTGGATCGATTACGGATCGGATACAAACACAGTTTGGAAAGTCATACTATACGACACAGGTATGGTTAGGAACTTTTACGATGATGACATACTCGTATATCCCAACGCAATGGATGGAGGAAAAATCGATGAAGAGTTCTTCGTCAAAAGAGAGTTTAACATTAGTAATAAACAATTTATAAAAGGACTAAAAAACCACTTTAAACCAAATGAGTCAAGAGATAAAAGGGATGGAGAATAATATACCTGTTAGAATGGTGTTTATAGACAACAAGGAAGAGATTCATTTTAAATCTATAGCAGCAGCTAGTAGGAAGTCTAAAGTGACAGCACAGAGCATTAGAGAGTCATTAAACCCTATTGCTAGGAAGAAGTTTAAAGTTACACACTTAGATAAAGAGAGAGTAGTGGCTTTTAGGATACTATCTAAATCTTAGTATATTTGTGGCGAGTGTCGGATACTCATTAAGAATTTATTGCCCTTGATATGAACCCCCAATCCGACTGGGGGGAATTTGATGGGGCTTTTTTTATTTATGAACAGAGATTTTAAAGGTGTATGGATTCCTAAAGAGGTTTGGTTAGATGAGAAACTATCTTGGATGGAAAAACTTTTTTTAGTAGAGATTGATTCTTTAGATGCAGAGAAAGGTTGTTTTGCTAGTAACAGTTATTTTGGTGTATTTTTTCAGTTAAGCAACTCTAGGGTTAGTGAAATAATATCTCAGTTAGTAGAGAAAGGTTATGTAACTACCTTTCTTGTTTACGAAGGTAAGCAAGTCAAACAAAGGATTTTAACACCCACAATACCTATTCGGAAAGTCGAAGGAGGTATTCGGAATACCGAAGGGGGGTATTCGGAAAAGGCGAAGGATAATAATACATTGATTAATAATACATCTATAATAAATAATAAACTATATAACGAAAAGGATGCTTTTGTTAATAGAGTTAATGATTATAAAGATAAGCTTGGCAACCAATACCAATCATTTTTAGACTATTGGACTGAAGCAGATGCTAAAGGCAAGATGAGATACCAAGACCAAAAATTCTTTGACATAGCTAGAAGAGTAGGAACCTGGATTAAGAATAGTAAAAATTTTGAACCTAACACAACAACTAAAATAAAGCTTAAATAATGAATAAATATTTAGTTTTTAATAACGACTTAACAATACAGGAACATATAATGGCAGATAAGATTGCCTTCCAAGGTAGAAGTATTGTACTATTAATTAACGATGAAATCGTAGCATTATATCCATACAAGGATATATACATAAAACTTATAAAATAATGGATGTTATAAACCTACCTAAAAACCTTGAGCTAGAAGAGAATATTCTAGGCTCTATTCTACTAGATAAAAGAGCTTTGCCTTTAGTAGTCAACTACTTAAACGAAGAAATATTTTACGATCTAAGACACCAACTGATATTTAGAACTATTAAGCAGATGTATGATAAGAATATACAAATAGACTTAAGTACTGTGTTTCAACGACTTATAGATAATAAACACTCAGAAGAAGTAGGGGCCTTATACCTATCAAAGATTACCAATAGTGTCGTATCAACTGCTCATTTAAACACCCACATAGAGGTAGTAATAGAATTATACAAGCGTAGAAAGTTAGCAACCTTGGGCCGACTAATGGAGGTATCGGCCTTTGATGGTGCTGAGTCTACTGATGATACCCTAGCTACGTTTGGTAAACAACTTTTAGGACTGCAAGAGTTCGGTAATATATACGAAAAGACTATAGACCAAATCATTATGCAGCTTAATGAAGGTCGTGATGCTGCTGTTAGTGGTCAGTTATTAGGCATAAACACAGGCTTTATGGAGCTTAATAACACCCTTTGCGGTTGGGTAGATCCTGACTTTGTTATCATAGCTGCTAGACCAGGAATGGGTAAGACTGCTTTTATGCTTTCTAGTATCTATCACATAGCAATCCAAGGAGGCATCGCTACGGCCATTTTTAGCCTCGAAATGAGCTCTAATCAGTTAGTTGAAAGGTTAGAGTCAATCAGCTCTGAACTGCCCTTAAAACGTCTTAGAATGAATTTACTGACCGATAACGAAAAAGTTCACTTAATGCGAACTGACGACAAGATACTTACTTCCC